GAGGAAACATCAGAAGTTTCTGTCAAAGTACCAGTCGCTGTTGCGAGATCTGAGTAGATGGAGAATACAACTGACGAACCTGGCATTGCTTGCTGTACTGGCTTGACATCAGCCAACGCACGCATCACTGGGATGGAGCGAAGCGCCATACGTACATACTGATCGTATGCTGTTTGGACTAGATTGCTGATTGTCGAAGACGAAGTAAGCGTACCTGTAGGAATTGCCATTTACTTGCCTTTCGGGTTAGGTTCGGAAATTAGAGTCCAGACTGTCTAATGATTTCATCCAACTCTTCACGGCTATTTGCGTTCATCAACTTACGATGAATGTCTGCTTGGAACTCAGGAGTAACTCCCTGTTCTACAGCATTGGTCATCCGTTGATATGCAGCCGCTTGCTTTGGATCTACATTAGGTGTTGCCTGGCTTGACTGGGTATCTACACCGAATACATCGGCATAATCTTCCAGCCATTTAGATACAGACTCTTCAGTTGGGTCTATATCCTGTGGGATAAATGAAGCAATTTTGCTATTTACCCCGCGACTAGCGAGGGCATCTTTGATTGCTCGTTCTCTATTTGCTTTTGCAAGTGACTCATACTGTGCCTTTAGTTCAGCCAGTTCTTTGTCTTTTGCTTTTGTTGCTTTACGCAACTGCTTGACGAGATCTCCACCATCATTGGTGTCAAAGTCATCATCTTCGTAGTCGTAGTTGGACATAGGTCCTTCTCCCTTTGTTAGTTGGTTTCGTAGACCTCATACAGACTCGGGGGCTTTCTGTATGGCTTCTACTTCTGGTCTTGTTATCTCTCTAACGGGCCAGTCGTTCCGTTAGCAGGCTTAGAATTGGCCAGCGCGTTCGCGGCCTAGTGCGCCTTGTGCAGCACCTGTTGTACCAGAGAACTGTGCAGTCTCTAGTTGTGCTAACTTCTTGCGCTTAGATGCGGCATCGGCTGCACCTGTGATACCAAATACTTCTTGTTCTGCAACTGCTTGGTTATATGGACCCATACCAGCCTTGCTGTAGATGTCTCCAAGTTTTGTAGCAGATGGTAGGAATTCTGCGATTGATTGGTAACCTTGACGTGCTTGTTCGCTAGTTACGCCAAACATACCTAGTTCTTCTGCTCGTTCTCTTCCTACTCCAAGTCCTGCCATTGCAGCACCGCCACCAATTTCAGCAGCAGTTACTTTACGCTTGATTTGAGATAGCGCTTTTTCTGGATCGAGAACATAAGCGAGAATATCTCCATTACCAAGTTCTGCTCCATAGAATTGATTGAGCGCATCACGAACTTGCTTTGGAGCATTGGTTACTCTGTTCTGTGCAGTCTGAATACGGTCTTCTAATTCTACTGGTGATACGTCGCCAGCAATAAACTTTTCAAATCCTTCTTGGCGACCCATATCTCCACGAGCATAATAAGACTGAGGCAATCCATACTGACGCATAATGCTTTGGTATTGGTCTTCAAGACCGATGTATTCTGCCTCAGATAAAGAACGCAATCCTGATTTTATACGTTGAGCATTAGCAGCAAATCGTTTTTCATATGCTGGAGTAGCGCGTAATTTTAGCACTAACTCATCACGCGATAAACCTTCAACGATAAAGTTCTTTACATCGTTTAGCAGTGCGCCCATACCGTATCGGTCAAACTCACTAAACAATAAATCAAATGCAGACTGTCCTTTGCGTCGCTTATCCTCCGCTGCAATCTGTGCAATGTATGCGTTATAGGCACCTAGATCAGTAAAGATTCTTCCATCTGGAGCAGTGTAGGTAGTTTTAGTTGTTGAGCCAGTAGAACTTCCTGAATTTACTCCACCGCCACTACTGCCATTTCCGCTTCCTGGAGTAAAAATTTGTACTGCTTTCCAACTTCCTCCACCACCAGTAGTAGGAAACCATTTCCATTCTTGCCCAGGAGGAAGTGTGGTTGTTGGCTTAGCAACTACCTCGCCTGCTGATTTTGAAGTACGTAAATAACCGCCACCTTGTTCTTGTGCAATAGAAATAAGGGTATCTTTTGCTTCTTGTTGTGCAGCGCTAAGACCAGTAACTTTACTGCGAACTAAATCTGGATCAATAGTTTCTGCCTCAGATGGAGTTGTCAAAGATTTATATGTCTCTTCGGCCTGTGTCAATCTTTCCTGAGTAGCAGCCAAATTTGCTTGCTGTTGTGCAAGCATATCCTTGAGTTGCTTTTGCGTTAGAGTCTTAGGAGCAGTTGTTTTTTTCTTAGCCATTATTACCCCTGGAATCCAAAGTCACGAAGTATGCCTAATGTCGTGCTGGCAACTTCTTGTTTAGCCTTATCTGTATACTGCCAACGAGAGTCTTTTCTTAGTGTTCTTCTAAAGTCAGCAAGATTTGTTTGCTTTGCTAAAGCATCCTGTAAGTATCTGTCTGTTAGAACTACTGAGTTATATGGAAGTTCTAATTCATCAACCATTACAGCCTTATATGGACCAACAATATCCTCTAGGTCTTGGCCCTCATCAAGCAATCCCTTGACATAATCTGGCATTGCTGTTTTAGCATAACTACGAATCTTACGCTCAAATGTATCAATTCGTTCGCCGCCTTGAATTGCCTTGATTATTTCGTCTACTGAATCAAATCCAAGAACATTTGGAAGCATACTATCTGTAATGCCATTGCGACGAGCAACCTTTAGTAAGGTGTCATAGTTGGCACCAATAGTTCCACCAGTAGCACCTGGCTTGAACTTGAATCCAGCAAGAGCCTCGCGTAGTAATGTCTCATCATCTTTACCAGACAGGTAAGCATCTTCTAAGGTCTTATCATCAAGACGGTCATAGCCTTCTTCTGTGAGAAGTTTATTGATTCTTGCCTTGAAGTTAGCAAGTTGGCTCTGATAGATGTCACCTCTCTCTAGCATTAGAGAGTAGTTGTCACGAGCAGTCTTATTTAGTTGCGCCCAGGCTGACTTATTGAGTAGATCTAGAGCCTTGTTCTTATCTTTTCTCCAGGTTCTAAAAACTTCCATAAGTTGTGAACCGTATTTTTTGTCAGAGAGCAAGGCAAGACCAATGCCGAGTTTTGCACCTTCTGGACTTTTACGGACTTCTTCTAGAATTCCTGCTGGGTCATATTCTTTTGCCCAGTTATCAGCAGCAGCCTTTGCGGTAGCATTCGCCTCAGATGGGCTGTCGCCACGATCAATAGCCCTTTTATATGCTGCATCAAAGGCTTCTTGGTATGAAGTAGGTTCTGCCACCGTTAGTCTCCTAATGCCTTATTCATCCACGAAACAAAGTCAAGCCGTTCTTTACGGCCTACGCTTTCTGGGTCATTCTTTCTCAAACGACGTTCAATCAAGGCATCAATGTCAGCCTCAGCAACGCTAGGCGTTACAATTCTCTTAGAACCAGATACAGTTGACCCATCACCACGTCTTGTCGTGGCTGTAGTTACAGTCTTTGTTCCTTTTTCGTACATCTTGCCAATAGAGTTGACTAGGTTTTTATACCAGTCTTCGACCTTATCTTCTTCAGATATGTCTCTACCTAGAACCTTGATAGCGATTTCGCTAATATCCTGATCAATCTGACCTTTGGTTTTACGGACAATATCAACATCAGTGTCAACTGTCGTTGTTAGACCAGTGCCAGATTTCTTTAGGGCGTTGTTCTCAATAGTCTTTTCAGTAAGAAATTCATTGAATGATATTTCACCAAACTGTCTTGATCTTACTGAGTTCTCTTGGATAGCCTTGAGATACTCATTAGCAAGTTGATCTGTGTATACCTCAGATACATTTGGTGGATTATATCCAGCATTCTTCAAACTTGTTATCAAAGCCTTGCGTTGAGCAGGCTTCATATTTCTTACAGTTACATAAGCGTTCTTTATTTCGGTAGTGTAGTCGCGTAATTCTTTAGCGCCACCTTCTTGATTTGTAACTGCACCATCAACCTTGGTTTCTTTTGGTTTAGGAGCATACTTTCCAGTCCCATTGATTCTGTCGTTGAGGTCTTGAATACGAGCATCTACAACTGGACCAGCAATGCGAGGATCTTGACGGCGTTGCTGTAGCAACTCCTCAAGTTCTTGCTTTGCTTCCGCTACGCTTAGTTCGCGTTCTTCAGTTCTAATAGCCTTTTTGTTTTGAGAGAAGTAATCAGTACGATTAGCCTCAACCAACTGTAGGTTCTCAGACTGCTTATCTACTTCTTGTTGCGCTGCTTGGATACGACGATTGATTGCCTCTATTGTATTAGCATCTGCACGAGCACCTGCTGCTGCTAAAGCCTGTTGCTGCTTTTGTAGTTCAGCACGTGCGGCTTGAGCCTTTTTACGGGCTGCCTTGACCTGTGGGTCCTTGTCAAGGAACTGCTTGAGAGTCGTTGCCATTATCTTCCTAGTCGCCTAATAGTCTTGCAAACAATGCGTCGTATGCTGCTTGAGTATTTTCATTGAAGGTAGCAAGTTCACGGATCTGAACGATTGTGCTGTCCTTCATAGAATCCATAAAGTCTGAATTGCTTCCAGTTAGTTCTAGAATCTCTTTCTGTGTCTTGTACGATGTGTAAGCATCCATCATCTTACGTAAGACATCTTGAGTTTCTGGTCTAACTGCTGCATACCTTGGATTGCTGAGCATCTGTTGTAGATCATCCAAAGCCTCTACTCGCTGGATTGCTTTTTCTGCGCCTTGGTTTAGTTCTTCACGAACTAATGGGCGACCAGCAAAGAATCTCTGTTTCCAAGAGTTGAACTCTTGACGGAATATGCTACGAGCAAAATCAGAACCAGCGAACTCAAGTTGTGTTTCATACTCATCGCGCTTGTCGTAGTATGTCTGCAGGTCTGCAGCGGTCTGTACCTCACGAATATAATCTTCTACTCGCTTATTGGTACGAAGTCCCATCTCCGACATAGTTCTGTATGTATCAAATGAGAATGCACCCTTATGTGGGATGAGGAATGCAGCGCCTTCTGGGTGATCTTCAAATAAACCTGAGTTTTCTTCTACGAATCTACCCGATTCTTCAGCGTAACCAAAGAATGCTACCGTCTTTCGCTCTGATTCTGTGACAGTATATGGGACTGTATTTGGGTAAATCTCTACCCACTTACGCATTGCTGCGTCATAGTCTCCATCATACTTTTCACGCAAATCGTTGAATGCTTGCTTCCAGTTAGCCAAGCCAGAGTCACGAATCCATTCTGACATATCAGACTTTAGTTGGATAGATGGTGATGCTGGTGCAAGGAAGCCGAATGCAAATCGTGTTGCTAGGATACCTAGCGCTGTTGACCGCAGTTTTTGGCGATACTCTTCAAGTTCTGCAGGTGATGGTGGAAGTAGTTCTCCAGCCTCATCATAACGCTTAGGAATACCATTTCCTGATGCCTCTAGATAAGTAACTGATTTGCGAATTGCAGAAGCATACTGAGAGTTTCTCTCGTCTTGGTCAAATGTTGCAACAAAACGGTTGACGTGTGCTGGCAATAGACGCGATACTAGGGTTTCGCCTACGGCATACTCTCCAAGAGTGTATCTTGCAATCGTATCTCCCATACCTGGTTTGAATATGTCAGAAATACTCTCAAGCATAGTCATAGGAAGCGCTGCTGCAGGGCCAGAGAATGTAGGCAACCACGACTCTGTATTGATAGATGGTGTGAGCATCTTTACAGAACCACCGAATTGCACTGGGAATGGTACTTTGAAGTCCTGCTCAATACCTAGAAGTCGAAGAGTTCCCTGGATAGCCTTATATCCTGGAGCGAAATGTGGGTAAACAAAGTACTTTTCTCCACGATCATCTTCTTGTATCCAGCCTGAATGTGCAACGCCATCCCAAGTAAGTAGCAATCTTTGGATTGCCTCTGGGTTATAGCGAATAATACGTCCGAAACGACGGAAGAAGTCTTCCTGAGCACGATAGAAGCGAGCAAAGTTACGCAGTGAGAACGATACTTGGCTACGGATAAGTGGATTATCCACGTATGCAAGTACCTGTGATGTTGCTCTTTCCTCTACCAAGGTAGCAAGTTCTTTTCTTGCATTGACAAGTGCTGCTGCTTTGGCTGCAGGATCTTTGATATCACGAGTAAAGGCATCAAGATAAGCCTTTTCAAATCCAGCCTTACGCATTTGCTTGCGAATCTGTACCATTTCGTTGAATACAATAGGCTGACGAGAGATACGAGCGTTCGATAGTCCTAGCCATACCCAACCATTTTGCATCAATGGCGCTGTATAGTTATCTACATCTGCTACTGGTACCAATTCTGGTCCAACAACAGACTTAGGAAGCAATGCTTCGTCTATATCGTAGACATCTTCAAGTGTTAGTTTACCTGAAATCTTGTATCTACCTAGGTCGTCATCAAAAACGCGAATCTTATCTAGCAAAGCAGTATTGATTTTACCAGTAGAGCGTTCCGCTACTAAAGACTTTGCTCGGTCATAGACTATCTTGGCGTATTCATCAAGAGATAAATCTCTTCCTGCCAAAAGACGTGCATCTGAGACTAATTGCTTGTTACCTTCTAGGTAAGTGCGGATAGTCTTGATTGTATTAGCAGCCTCGTTAGCATCATCTGACAAATTAGCAAGTGCTATAGAGCCTAGTTCATCATTTCCATAGAATGAAATACGTAAAGCCCAGGCAACTAGAGATGCCTCGTTTTCTTTGATTATGCCAATCTCACGGAATCCGCGATCTGTCGCAGTTCTTCCATAGCGAGTCTTGAGTCCACCTAAATCAAGGCGAAGTTCTGCTTGTCTTACGCCAAGTGACTTGGCTAAGTCGTAAGCGCCATCAATATATGTAGAGCCTGATGCGAAGTTGAATCCGCCTTCAGAAATAATAGATACTACGTTGTCAATATCACCAAAGAGAACTTGCTCTTTTAGAATATCTACGCCTTCATCATCAAGTAGTTTGATATTGAACTTCTTGAGGAAGTTTTGGGTACGACCTTCTGATAAAGCCTGAGCAAGGATGACGCGAGTCTGGTCTACGACTCCACCCTTAGCATTCATTTCTTTGTTGATACGGCTGATATTAGCCTTGGCTGTAGCAACTTCGTTTGCATCTTTACTGGACTTTGCTATTCTAGCGAAATCAGCAATCTGCTTCTTTTGAGATTCAAGAGTTGTTTGAATTGCCTTGATTTCTCCAGAATACTTATCAGCCTGGCTCTTATTGACAAATCGCATAATGATACCAAGTGGATCAGATGCAAATTTCTCAGCCCTGGTCAAACCTGGCGCTAGTTGAATAGCGGTATTGAGACGCGTAGATAGATACTTGCTTTTAGCAATACCCCATACACTATTACCGATAGCAAGGTTTACCATCAAATCTTCTGAGGCGTTACGAATAGCGTAACGAGGACCAGCAAGAGTCAAGAATGACCAGTAGTTGGTCATCTTTTCTGCCCACTTTGTATTACCAAATCCAACAATGGTATTTACAAGACCGCTTCTACCAGCCAGACGATCAAGGTCTACTAGGCTAGGAGCAGTAACTATGTCATTCATTTCACTTGGCAATACACCAAAGTCAATGTAGTCGTCAGTTCCAGCAACGCTGTATTTTTCTTTACCCTTTTGGCGAAGTAGTCGTGCTACATTCTGACCAGCAGGAAACTTATTGGCTCCACGTATTTCTACAAGGGTATTCCATAACCCATCATAGATATCTTTACGACGACCAAGATCATCAGTTGCTCTAAATGTTTCAGAAATAAGACGCGCCTCACGAGTTGGAAGTGCAATCGCTGCTAACTGATAAATCTTATCTGGGGCATCTGCTTCACGAAGGTTGAATTCATCGTTTCTAAATAGCGGGATGCGAGTAAACTTACGCTTTGCATTGTCATAGCGACGTGCAATGTCTGCGCTAGAAAAACGGAAACGATCTACACCCTTGACTTTTAGACCTTGGGCTGCCTCTACCAGTTTTGTTCTATCCTCAACAAGGGCTTTGTAGATACCATCATCGGTTGCTGGATACCCGAACATATTATCAACTAGTTTTGGACCAACTGTATCTATGTTGAAAACCTTATTAGCAGTAGTCAAAGTGCTTAGACGTGCTCTACGTAGAGGGTCTAGGCGAGGCATAATGATGCGGCGACGAGCAGTTCCTGCAGCCATTACCTTGAAAGCATCTTCTGAGTTATAGAAGAACGCTTTGGCTGTCTCAATATCTGAGATATTGTTTTTGTTGAATAGGTTGATTACGCTAGGACCGAACTCTGGAGCAATCCGCTGCGCTTCAATACGCGCTCTTGCTGCTGCTTCTCTATCGCCACTATCAGTAGCCTTGCGAATCTTGTCTAGTTCCTGACCATATCTGTTCCAGAACTGGACTGTAGAATCCTTAGCAAAATACTGGGCAGCAGTTTCTCCGCCTTCTTTTGCTGAAGCAACGATTACTTCGTAGGCATACTTGTTGACATCATAAAGACGCTTTGCTTTTCCAAGTAGGATAAATGGATCTGCAACAATTCGATACATTGCATCGAGTGCTCCAGATGTAACTTTATAGAAAAAGCCTTTTTCATATAAGTCACCTGGTGTAATAGTATCTACAATGTTTGCTATAAAACGACCTGGTGAATACTGTGCAGCGTTTACCGATGCAAGTGCATCTTCAAACAAATCCCTATCGGCTTTGATTTTTTCGTCTTTGATACCATTGATATCTTTGACGGTATTGTCAGCAATCTTGAGCCAGTACTGTTCTTCAGGTGTAGCAGTAACCATTATGTCGGTTACTTTCTCACCGCTTTGAAGGCGCTTGGCTAAACCTATTACTGTATCGCCGTATTTCTTTGTAGCCTTCTGAAGTCTTTTTTCATTGAATACTTTTTGTCCACTCTTATCAGAGCGATCCCAAGCATCAGAAAGATTGATTCCTTCTTCGAGGGCTATGATTCCAGTACGAGCAACACGAGTTGATAAATCAGAGCCAGCCTCAAGAACATCAAGAACTTTGGAACCTGTGTAATGCCAAGCAGTTCCTAGCCAACCACGAGGTGGCTTTTGCTCTGGAGACTCTGTACCAAACTTATTCTGCATATCTTGTTTTTCAGATGCAGTAAATTTATTTTGATACGCCTCTTCAGCAACAGGTGCTGGTAGGTTCAAAAGAGTCTTGTGGGCCTCTAGCGCTTTAGAAAGTTTTTCAATCTGTTTCTTTTGTGCTGGAGTAAGACCTGCTGCCGATGCTGCGGTATTCAGATCAGCCATTAGTTACCCCGTGCTAATGCCTCTTGATACAAGATTGCTATATCGCCTGTATCATCAAAAGGTAATAGTTGCGCTAAAGTGTCAGAAAGTTTTTGTGCTGGTCTTGCTCCGCCTAGAACTTCTGGTCCAGGTCCTTCGCCCATTGCAATACCTGAAGTAATAGGTTCATCTGGACGTTGGCTTGGTGCAAATAACGGAGTTACTGCTTCTTGTGCTGCAGCACGAACTTCTCCTGCTGGTAATCCACGAACATCTGCAGTCTTTGCAAGTGGAGCACCTGCTTTGATTGCGGCTTGCTCTACACCTTGACCATAAGTATCTGGTTTGAATTCTAATCCATCTGTTCTCTTGGAGAACTTGCCTGGACCTGCTGGTCCTGCTAGTGGGCCTCTAGCCATTATTGTCCTCCATCTTCTCTAAATCTGAAGTAAATTGTTCCCACACTCTGGAAACCTTTGTTTTTCTATTTGCGTTATACACTGCTAAATCTAATAATTCTGAAGCAAGCATTTCAAATGCTCTAACTATGTTTACTGCAAAACCTGATACAACTACTAAGAAATCAGCGAGAGTAATAGAGCGAGGTACATAATCTTTATCTTCGTCCACGCTCTATCCTCTCAAAGTAAAACTAAGCCTTCTTGCCTTTACGAGCCTTTGCTGCATAACCAAAAGCAACTTTTCCGCCCTTTGGCATTGGAGCCTTCTTAGGACCTTCGGTTGGCTTCTGGACTGATGCCTTTGCACGACCACCTTTTTTCATATTTACACCTCCCTACCCTGCAATAGATGCGAGTAACGTAGCAATATCTGGACGAGCGCCAGCAGCAGGGGCCGCACCCATTTGTTCTGGAGTTGGCTGCGAGGCAGGAACGGGGGCCATACCTGCTGCTGGAACTTCACCGCCCATCATTTCTGCTGGGACTTCAGGTTGTGGCTCTGGTGTAAATACCTTCTCCACAATAGTTTCTAGTTGTAAACCTTTTTGACGACCCTTGATTACCTCGGCGATTCGAGCAACAATCTGAGAAGGATCTTGACCTTGTGCAGCAATCGCTGGAATAGCCTGGGCATACTGAGCAACAGCAACACGAAGAGAATCGCGCATCTCTTCAATGTCAACACGTTGTTCTTCTTGAGTAACATTCAACTCCATCGGGATTTCACGACGTACATAGTCGCGTGATACAAGTTTGTCAGAACGCATTTGTAGCAAAGCGATGATGGCATTGTTGGGATTCATACCAGACATAATGCCGTAGCGCACATCTATACCGTACTCACCATTGATAGCGCGGCTTGGTACATACTTCATATTGAATGGAGTACCATCATCTACGCCCTTGATTTCTTTGGTCATATTGCCAAAGATTTTTTCATCTGTTTCAAAGCAGAGAGATACAAGTTCAGTAAAGAGGCGAGCAAACTGTGCTTGCGCTGCACGTACTTGTGTATCAAAGCCAGCCTGTAGTGCTTGAACTCCGCGACCTGTAATGATAGATGCGTCAATGTTTCCTGAGCGAACTTCTGGATAACGAGAACCGAGACGTAGTTCGCGCTCTAGAACGCCTGATTCTGTAAAGACTCCAGGTGGAAGTTCTAGCGGCACACGGCGGATTGCCTGTGGATTAGATGAACGCATAATCGCATCAGGGCCAAGTGCGAGTTCTTGGACATCCTGCGGAATAGCAATCGGTGCTTGAATAGACTTTTCTGCTGCTTGAATTTGCAGAACTGCAAATCTAGCGCGTGCCAACTGCACCGCTAGAACATCATCAAATTGACCACGTGCTTCGCCATCTAAAGATGAGCGAACAGCAACGCGAGCCATACACTTACCAGTTGGGTTAGGTAAGTTAGATAGAACTAAGTTATTGCGATCTGGTAGGAATACCAAGTCTTGGTCTTTGTCGTGATAACGGACCATTGTGATATAAGGGCTACC